CTTGCGCTGCAAATCAGCGGCCTTTAGCTGAAGCTCCTGATTGCGAATATCCACAAGCGGGTCTGTGCCTTCAGGAACAGGCTCAACTGTCTGCGCATATTGCTCAGTAAGTTCAGCAATAAGCATGGCCGCTTGACGGTCTATAGCTGGCTTCAGCATCTGCATCGCTTCTGGGTTCTGCTGAACTTCAGGACCAGCCTGCTCCATAACCAACTGAGACGCTTGTTGTTCAGCAAGCAACCCAATGTGCTCCTGAATGTGACCTTGCAAAATGCTCATAACCTGTGGGTTCATCTGGACAGTAGGTGTAGACATAATGGACAAGTGAGTTTCCATGTGAGCCTTGTGATCTTGGTCCGGGAAAGCCTGTGGGGGAGCGCCATTCATAGCCATCTGGTTTTCCTTTGCAGCATTGGCTGGCTGTGGCTGCGGAGGTGGTGGCAATATGCCGTCAATGTTATTAACGCCAAGAGCTTCGTACATATTCCTGTACGCTTGGTACAAGCCCTGTGGCCCACCATGTATCTGCGGGTTTGACTGAACTAATTGCAATTGCGTTTGAGCAAGAGCAATACGCTGGGCCATAGAAAAAATGTTGGGGTCACTGACCGGAAGAACATCAACTCTGCCATCGAAGTCAGTCGCAAAAACTTCTGGACCAAACTCATTAGAAGGCATGTATGGGTAGGATTGTATTGTCTCAGAGAAAACTTTCGCAAGAAGTTTAAACTCAAGTTTCTGAGAATAGTGCATCCGCTTGTGAATAGCAGACATAACCTTCGTGCCACGCTCCATAATAGCCATTGTAGTGCCAACAGGAGTTTCGCCGCCCATCTCACCTATCTTCATATCCGCCATAGCAGCAAAGCGCCGCCCTGCGTCCACAAGAGTGCCTAGAAGGTTATAAAGGGTGCCAGATGGCTCCTTAAAGGGTAATGGCATCAGAGACGTTCGTATGTCAGTCCCAGCAACATCAATATCACGGAACTCACCCGGTTGAATTGGGCTTTCTTCATCACGGATACGCGCACCACGAGCCTTAAAGCCAGCAGGTAAATTAGACAACGTACCTGCATCAATAAGTTGACGAAGAATAGATGTAGAGGCTTGCGCCAATCCACCAATCATATGGGTTAAACCAAGCCCATAGAACCCAAGACCCGGAAGAAACTTGTAGTGAACAAAATAAGGCTTTCTGCGCTTCATAATGTCCATTTCGTCGTAGTTACGGCGAATCGACAAAACATTCCCAGTGTCGGCCAATATGGTAACAATGTAAGGAAGCTTTAGGCCACTTTCCTCGCCATCAGGACCAATATCCTCAAACCCGGATATATCCAAGTCCGTGTGAACCTCGTGAAGAGACAACTCAGTAGATGAATTACTAGGGTGAACGCCTTGAATATCATTAATGGTTTGCTGAACTTCAGACATATCTTCTGAATTAGAGCTAGTCGGAAGGTCAATGTCGCTATAAAATCCAGCTAGTTGAAGCTTGCGAACTTCATTAGAATCCATCTTTATAACGTGCGTAATACGCGGAGCAGACGCCAAATCTGTTGCACCATAAGGAACAACTAAGTCTTCAGCATGTACAAACTGACTAACGGCGCGGCCCTTCAAGGGATCAAAGTAAACCTTTTTAAAGGTGGAACCAATCACAGGTAAATAGAAAAGCATCTGATCCATCTCAGGATCGTATTCCTCCATCTCATATGTCACCATGTAATTCATGTAGTCTTTGACGCGCTCTGCTTGCTTAATAAGCTGCTCGTTATTCGCTCCAACAACTTCAGCACGAATAGGCCCACTAGCAGGCAACATCTCACGATACGCCTGTGCTTGAAACTGCGTTACACTCTCCGCAAGTAACGGGTGAACAACTCCAGAAGAACCCTCAAAAGGCTCAGTACGATCTTCGTACTGCATGCCAAGATACTCTAGTCCACGCTTGTATGTATCTTCCCAGTCCTGACGAGCAGAAAAATCGCTGTCAATGTCACCAGTTAAATCAGAAGCTATCCGCGATAGATCGCCGTCATCAATGTAATCAGCCAAATTGCTGTTGAAATCAATGTTTATAGGCTCAGAAACCTCTTCGTATTCACCCACAATCGCAGTGCCATCGTCAAATTCAAAAACACCGGGATCTTGAACCATATCTGGCAGTGTAACTTCTTGATCAACTGGAACTTCAGGAAGCAAATTTATGCCGCCAGCACCAATGTCTTGTTCAATAGCCATATTCATTCCTTTTCAGGTGTTGGAGCGGATGGCGCTCAACCAGCTTAAAGCGTTTAACTGAGAGCATCTGCGTTAAAAAGCCGGGAGAGGAACTTTTTAACACCCACCGCTCCAACCTCATTAGAAGATATCCTTAGAGCCGCCTTTAAGGGGCTACTTATCTTCATGTTTGATAACGATCTTAGCCATTACTTAACTCCAACGAATTTGGTTCCGCTAATAGCAGCACCGCCACCACGAGAGTGACCAGAGTTTTCTAATTTTGTTGAAGGGGTGCCTTCTTTCGGCATTACTTCCTTAACAACACCATCTTTTTCAGTTGTTTTGCCCATTAACTTGTTCCTTTAAATTTACCGCCACGACCAGCCATTACAGAGCCGCCGCCCTTGTAACCCTTAACCTTGCCACCGCCCATCATGCCTTTGGCAGAGCCAGAAGATTTTAAAAGAGTCTTCAAATCTTCTTCGCTGTAATTGTCACGAGGGTCTATACCTTTTGTGCTGCCGCCGGGCATACCACCGATCATCTTAGGGCGAATTTTAGGGCGCAAGGATGTCTTTGGTGCGCTGCCGCTGCCACCATCTTCCATCGCTTCCAAAAGCGCCATCATAATTGCTTCTTTATTTTCCATGTCGGTCTCCTAATAGTATTCTCTGCGCTGACGAAACGCGGTTAAATCTTCCTCATCATAGTCACTTGAGGTGGTAATAAAACCCCCCTGCCTAAAACGCAGTATAGCCTGTGTCATCGAATCCGCCAAGTCATCATGTTCGCCATTGGGAAATGCCGCGCATTCTTCTATGACTTCATCCGCAAACTGCGTATCTGGTGCCCAAACCATACCACTTTCAAATACAGGAGCACAGGCGTGCATACGAGTAAATTTATCAGCGCCACGGCCCGGAGTAAACGGCGTTACAGGAATACCTAGCCTACGCAATTCCTGAGTTAAAGGCATGCCAGAACCCTTCTGCTCAATTAAAACCATGTCAGGGTCGTACTCTTTGTATAAATTGTTCGCAGCTTCCTTCAACTCAGGAAACTCCCAACGCCCCCTAGTCGCGTCAAGCAAAACAATGTGGTCCTCGCCAGTATCATCGTGATGAAAAATGCCCCAAGTTGTAATCGCGCTGTAATCTGCACGGTCACTCTTACTAAAAGCAGTGTCATAAGATTGAATGATATAACTGCAAGACGGAGGAATATCCTTCTCCCAAGTGTTCCACCACTCGCGCTTGATAATCGCACCCTCTTCAGCAGTAGGGTTCTGCATGTACTGGGCATTCCACTTGCCAACAGGAATAGACGCCTTAACGCCCTCCAACTCTTCAAGAGACCAGTATTCAGGCCATAAAGGCTTGCCAGAAGGCATGATCGCTGGAAACTCAACAACTTCCCACTGATCAGAGCTTTTGCCGCTCTGCTTGTTTAAAACCTTCGCAGTTAAATCTCGAATAGACCAACGCGTCATAACAATAATAATAGCCCCACCGGGCTGTAAACGCTGACGAGGGCCAGAAGTGTACCAATCGTAAATATGATCTAAAGCAGTGGTACTTAACGCATCTTGCTCCGAAACAGGGTCATCAATGATCGCCAAGTCCGCACCACGGCCAGCCAAAGCGCCGCCCACGCCGACAGCGTAATACTCACCACCGCCGTTAGTGCTCCACCTACCACTCGCCTTAGCGTCACTAGCCAAGCTGACATCCGGGAAAACATCTTTAAAGTCCTCGCTCTCAATTAAATTCTTAATCTTCCTACCAAAACCAACAGCCAACTCAGCAGTGTGAGTCGCCTGAATAATTTTAAGGTCTGGCCTGCGGCCCATAAGCCAAGTTGGAAATAAATAACTAGCAAACTCAGACTTCGTATGCCGAGGAGGCATATTAATGATTAAACGCTTACACTTGCCGTCAGCAACATCTTGTAACTTCTGCGCATAAATCTTGTGATGTCCGCCCTCAATAAATTGAGGCCAAACATACTTAACAAAACTCATAAAACTTTCTTGTTTTATCTTGCGAGAATCAAGCGCCTTAATGCGCTCAATCATAGGAGCTACTTTGGAAATCTCATCGTCAGTGAGATAACTTGCAAAGTCTTTGAAATCGTCCATTAACCACCTAAAGCTCTCAGGAAGTTATCAGCAGCACGATTCAAACCTGCCATGCCACCCTGAGCCATAGGCTTGATATTAGCAGAAATAGGAGCAATCTTAGCTGGACTTGTTTGAATACCTCTCAAAACATCATCAAAGCTACGGACATTTCCAGATCCGCCAGAACCAATATTCAAAGAGGCATTGTCATTACCCGCCAATTCTTCCGCTATAATACAAGCATCAGAAGTTACATCATAAACGTAACCAGCTTCGTTACAAATGCGGTTTCCGCTCTCATCTATCGTGTATCCAGTGTCAACTTCACCAACAATAGAATCATCGTCATCGCCATCGCCATTGCTTTCATTATCCCCAATGCCATAAACCCCTGAGACAGTATTCCCAGTGCCTAAGCCGTTGTTAAATATTCCAGCACCTGTGCCAACAACACCGTCGTTAACTTTAATAAGCTTGCCGTCATAAGTAACAACAAACTCCCGGCCATCAGACGTTATAAACCCATTTTCCGTACTAGAACCGTTTGGATCAATTTCCGCAGCCTCAGATTGAACGTTATAAATCTTCTGAAAACGTGAATTGTCCGTAACAGGATTGCCTTCAGCGTTCGTAAAGCCACTAGCATATTCATTAGCCGAAGGCCTTCGGCCCGAAGGACTATTTATGCCGCTCATATTAATCTGATCACCCAGATTTAATCCATCACCATAAACCGGAGAAACAAGATTGGTACGAGTGTCGGGCAGACCATCACCATCAAGATCTTTACCCGACGCAATATTGCTGTCTTTGTAGAGTTTATTTGTGGCGGCTAAACTATCAAGATCATCTTGAGTTACCGTATAATTAAAATCTTGAAGTGTTGGAGGGTAAAATTCCTTTGCATTGCCAGCTAAAACCTTATCAGCAAACGTTCCCATAGTGGACGTATCATAACCAATGTACTTGCCCTCGTCATCGTACTTAGGAGTCGCACCGTCATTAATGGCGCTCATGTGCTGGGCTACAATGTTTGTCCTCTGAGATTCAGTTTTATCAACTAAACCCTGAACAAAATCCGTACCAAGACCAAGAAAAGCACTTTTACCAACATTAGCCATGAACTTGCCAAAACCCTGAACAGGGACAGACTCGTCAAGCTGAGATTTAATATCGGCTATTTCGCCGTCAGAAGCGCCGGGATTTAATTTTTCAACAGATTGCGCAACCACTTCAGGGCTTGCATATCGGGCAGTCTGGGCTGGGGCGTCTATAACTTTAGGTTCAAATTGAGCCAATTCATCCACGGGCGTTGCAAACTCAGGGTTGCTGCGAGGAACTGAACGCATGTCATCTACTATCTGCATATCGTCCGTAGGCATTCTTGCTTCAGCAATACGATCTAAAGCAGATACATCACCTTCAGCGCGTTTAAGAGCAGCCCGTGTAGCTCCTACAATCTGCATATCGTCTACAGGCTGCATATCGTCCGAAAACGCAGAAGGATAAGCCGCTTCCTCTAAGGCCATAGTGTCAACGCCCGTAGCAGTGCCACGCGCCCTATTACCAAGGCCAGCTTCAAGCCGCGCTTGTGCGTTTATAGCAGAATCCGCTGGCGTTAAAACCGTGCCGTCTGGTCTTGTAAATACAGGTCCACCATTGGGCGTTGCCATCTCAAGCTGAATGTCGTTTCTGGCATCAGGGACAGCACCATACGTTAAACCAGTAGCCGCTATGCCCGGAGAGGAACTTGCATCAAGTTTAGCAAGATAATTTGCCATTCCAGTATTCTGCTCTAGCAAATCAGCTATGCCGCCAGCCATAATACCACCGCTAGTGGGCGGTGCCATCTCAAACTGAATGTCGCTGGGGGCTGGGTCAAGACCAAGAGAACTTGTAGGATTGTACTTATTCTCAGGTAGATTTATTAATTCACCTTGGCTTGTTCTTACAATATTTCCTCCTACACCGCCTTCTGGCCCTCTCGCGAGTTCTTTATATGAAGTAAATGGCGGAACAGCAGAACCGCCCGGTAATGCCATCTTCGGCGCAGCAAATTCAGAACCATCAGCGCCGCCAAGTGAACCCTCACGCGCAAGCGCAGCGTCATCGGCCCTAGACTCTGCCATAGCACGGCGATTGGTCGCCATAACTTCAGCAGGCGTAGGCTCAACAAACTCAGGCGCAGGGGGCGTGGTGTTTATCGTGCGGCTTTGGCGTTTAACGTTGGGCATGCTGTCGGGCATTCCAGCGCCCAGACCAGAAGGCGGAAAGGCAAGCGGATTAGGCGAATCCAAGTAGTACCTGCCAGTGCTACTTGGATAAGTAGAACCTAAATCACCATAGTCAATGCCGGGTCTGGATGGACTAATATCCATAGGCACTGGGCCAAAATTACGGGAAGATAAAGCGCCAGCTTCAATTTCAGCAGCCGTATCAGCACGGACCGGAGATATAGTACCATCAGGGTTTTTAACAAAATTATCGCCAACAACT